GCTAACTTCACCATGTGCTTGTCTAGGACTCATATCTATATTTTTCCCTACTTCAACACTTTGTTTGATAGCATCTGCTTTTCCTTGTTCGTAAAAGTGATTGGCAATCGCGTCCGCGTTCATTGCTGTAAAAATTGATTTATGATAACCAGCTGCATCTTTCATAGTTTGATTTTCATCTAGAAACTTTCCGATAAAATTACTAATATCGCTCTGTTTATTCTTAATTTCTTCAGCATTATTCACATTAAATCTAAATCTTTTATCTCCAATACTATATTCAAAACCTTTGAATTCATTGTTAAAAACTTGTTCAGTTTCCTTTTCAAATGTAGATTTCCTTAACTGCGATCCTCTTTCATTTTCTTCTTCTTCCGTTTTGTACTTATTGAAGAAATCAATAGCTTCTTGTTGCTCTTTAGTGAGTTTCGATCCGCTTTTAATATCTTCGTAATATTTAGACTTTTGCCTGTCTAAGTAGGCTCTAGCGTCGGCAACTTGCTCTTTTAACGCTAACTTTTTTCTTTTTATGCTCTTTTCCTCATCAGTATCTTCGTCATATAGAAATTGATCATCCATTAGGAAGTTGATTTCTTCCGCATTTAAATGAGGTTTAGTGTTTTTGTAATATTCAAAAAGTAACTCTTGGTTATCTAATTTAGAATAATCCTGATTTAATTTTACATAGTCATTTAGATCACCACCAGTTTCTTCCATGAAATTTACTAATTTTTGTATATTTTCTGGTAATGGTTTACCGGTTTCCAAATTTTCTTTAATAGCTTTTTCTGCTTTAACAGCTATTTCTTCAGTTTTAGCTTTAACACTTTCTTCCTTTGTGATCTCTTCTAATACTGGAGTTTCTTGTGTTTTTGTTTCCGGTTGTACTTCTTTTTGTTCTTGTGGGGCGTCGGCATTTTTAAGCTCTGTAACCACTCCCTCGTTGTTAGTGTTATCTTCTTTAGTTTCATTTTCTTTTGGTTTATTTGGTTTGTCTAAGTCAATCTTTGTTACAGTTGGTTCGCTTAAATCTTCAGGTTTCTTTTTCATTTTAGCTTTAACCTTTGTAACATTTCCTTTTGTCTCATTACCGTCTGGTTGTTTTTCTTTTTTTGCTTTTACTTTTATTTTACCAGTTTCGTTATCTACGACTGGTTCTTCTTTTTTTTCTGCCATAATATAATATAATAATAGTTAATAAATTTTTACATACTTAAACCAAGGGCGCTCATATCTTGCCCAGGTAAATTACCACCCTTTTCTGTTTCAAAGTTTTTAGGTGGTTTTTGGTTGTTTCTTTGATCAATCATCTCACTTTGTTGAGTTGCTTGGATTCTAGTTCTTTCGTCTTTTCTATCCTCTTTATTTGTTTCTTTCGTGGTAGCATTATCAACGTCA